TGGCGTCCTGAATGCCCTCTGTTCGCGTTTCTCCGTCAAGAATGATGAACGATATAGACGCAGAGGGAGAATGGCCTCAGGGACGATCCTACGCGCCACGTTGTACGACCTACTATTCAGGCATTGGGGGTTTGGTCTGTTTCCCCATCTTCTCAAGGACGGTCAATCGGACCTCGTGCGAGTCGATCCGGTTATCGAGTTTCTCAACAGATACTGTAAGCGAGTTGACCACCGTGGCGAGGTGATTCAGCAACTCGCTGAGTCTAATGCATTGAGACTCGTGCTTCGCGTTCAATCTGCCGAGTGTCCACACTGCGGTCACAATAAGGATAGCACTCTCGATGGCGAGACCTACGACAGTGATGAGGATACCAATATCAATGTTCATACTATCAGTCTTTCATGGTTTAGTCCATCTCACCCTGGAGTATGGGCCCAATGGATGATGAACTCGCGGATAGTACAGCACCTGCATATGTTGAGGTTGTGGCGAACGTGGTCGCGAGTGTCTTCGTCAGTATACTACCACTACCCATATCGAGAATGGCGCCGAAGCAGGAGGGCATTCCCGTGGCGTTTATCATAATGCCCGCCCAGAGATGAGTACCCGAAGCAATCGACGTAGCGAATGAAGACAAGTTGCGCTTGACGCCGCTCGAGCCAATGGCTCCGAGATTATCAGAGACAAGCTTCGTCAACGTTTGCCCACTCTTGTTAGGGGGCAGAGGCGTCGAGAAGAATCCAACCTCCTTAGACGTTATGCCTGAGCCCGAGGTGATAAGGTGAATGGCAACGTACTTCGGAGTGATTGCTCTGTGCGTCTGTCCGAGGTATAGGAAGTAAGCCGTCTGCGACACAATCGAGAACGCGCCCGATGTATCGAGTGGAAGCAGTGGTCTCATGCAGCGATGCCCAGCGGGGGGCGACAACAGTTGGTCATTGTGGACTTCCCACCATGCTGACCCATCATACAAGATGGTAACGTCTTCGTCCTCAACTCGAAACTCCCACCCCTCCTTTGGTGCATAGAACGTCCACCCAGTGTAGTATATGCCGATGTTCCCATCTTGCCCTAGCCAGTTCGCCCCCGTTGCTCCCGCAGGAATAAGGTAGACGTCGCCGTCTACAGGCAATCCTGGTTCTGCGACTATTGTACGTGAAATAATGGCATGATTGAGCAGAGCATCTACGACGTTGAGTGCACTATTGACGGTAACCTCTTCACTGTCCTGGTTACCCTCGAGATACGTAATGCCAAGGTTCGGTGTAGTAGTCATACTGACGTGTACTCCTCACTCGGATAACCGCGTCCAACGATATCTCCGATCTGGTGAATCTGAATATATACGGGATCGCCAAGACTCCAACCGCCAACGCCTGAGTAGTCAGCCGACTGATTAGCTGCGGTATATTGCCATATTGTCGCACTTGAGACTATGTACGTATTGAGCACGTTTCCACCTGGGCCATTGAATACGTCAATCTCATACTTCTCTACGGCTTCATACAGCGGGGCGGGATTCGAGCTAAACATACGCCAAAACCCTCGAGACCGTCGCAACCACGAAAAGTCGAGATTGTTCGATCCATCACGAATTGACTCAATATGCACCGGCGAGAATGGTTTGCAGCATTCAATGTTATAGTTTGCTGACCATCCGACAGGCCATGATGCCTCGGCACCCTCGATCGCAACCCCTTTCCACCGATAGAACAATCCCTTCTTCGATGCGTCAATACCCGAACGACCGAGATTCTGATTGGTCAACAACAGAAATACCTCGTCTGCGATATGCGAGCCCATGAGGTAGTGAGTGTTACGCCGTCCCCGCAGCAAGCGCGACAAGCGATAGCGATTATCGCCGAGCGGAGTAACAGTAACAAATCCGATAATCTCGCCCATCTCAGACTCTGTCCCCTGCTGTTGCCCAATGAGCGCCCAATTGGCAAGACCGTTGAGCACGTTAGCATCGGTCGAGGATACAAGCGTGCCATGGAAAACCTGTACGTCGAGCGTATTCTCATCGTCCCAGTAATAGCGCGACCCATCACCAAGTATCGTCTCGCATAATCCAATAGTCGCCTCGATCGTATACGCCGAGTCATAGATGAAGTCGTCTTCGAGTAGTGATACTTTATACATTCCCGCTCCACGCCACTCCGCGGTATCGTCCTCATTGCATATCGCCCCATAGACCCCGGGAGTAGTGATATAATCACTTGACAGCGCAGGGATATCGGCGATACACAGTACGGTCTCAGGTGGCGAGTACAACGTGTCGCCTCCACCGTTACCATCGTCGGCCTGCGAGTTCCATGCAAGCAATGGACGATTCTCGATAACGCCCTCTATATGAATTACCCGATTGAATCCGCGAGTAACGGTGATAGCTCGAATCTTATATGAGTTCGGATCCGTCGCGCTTGGAGGGATTGACAAAATATCACCAGGTTCAATCCGCATATACGACCACGGCAATGTAAGTACAACTTTCTGTCGACTATTCCATTGCTCATACAGCACGCGTGCCGCAATATCTCTCGCAACCTTCGCGGTCATAGCAAGGTCGCCCAAGTTCAAGACCTTAGTTACTTGATTGCTGACGTTAGGTCGGCGCTCACGCTGTGAGCCAGGCTCATGGTCAATATCAACGTCTCGATACTTTACGTTGACTTCGCTCGGCAAAGCATAATTGTCAATATCAGTGAACTCGATAGCAGATGGAGGTGCATCGCCGAACGTCCTGGCTGCGAGGTCATCTCTATCAATTGACGAGGCCAGCTCCGATCCACGTTTGTAGAACGTGAGTACACCTTTTGTCATTCGCGCCGCGTAGTCATACGCGATAAGTAGACGCTCGATGACTTCGTTCGTCCGTTGCGGACCCGACACGACGAAACCTTGAAGCAGGTCATCTAATGCACTGGTGTCATAATCACTTGGGTCAAGACCTGCATCAGTGAGCAGCTGAGCGATACAATCCCCAACCGTGTATGTAAGTGCGTCCGCTTCTATCATTGCCTCGAACTGGGGCAGACGATTGCCGAATGGATTGAGCTTGAGACCTTCAAACACGGAGTAAGCAATGTTCCGATAGCCAGGTACAGCCCCATCACCCTCGACCATCTCAATGACCGTATCTGGGTTCTGTATCATTGATCCAACGTAGTGTGATACCGATTCCATCTTGCCCGTTGACTCAGTCGGAGGGTCCTGCTGAATCGTAATAATATTACCTTCCCACGGGGCGACGTCAACTACTACATTATCATTGTAGACGTAGAGCCCTGTCTCACGCTCACCTCTAGTCAACTCCGTAACACTCAACGTATGACCTGTCTTGTTCTCGATGATAGTAAGCAGGCTCATATTCTTGCCTTTGGTCAACTCACCGCTGAATGTAATATTCACAGCGTTTGGCAAATCGCCCGATACGATAACACCACCAACGTCAATCGCATCAATGCTCTCGAGAGCATTCTTTATTTTAGTCGATGTTGCATTCCAAGGGCAAGTCGTCGTGGCGTTATCACCATCGAGTTGGAATCGAAACGACCCGCTTGATGGCACCCCAAAGTAATTCAGCAGCTGCACTTCGTCGACCGAAGTAGATACACTCGTTCGCTTGACACGGAACGTTCCATTGTTAGGTGTGAGGTCAGGTCCACCACTACCTGACCAATCAGTGAATCCCGAGATTGTGCAATCTACACCACTGACGAGGCCGGCGCGCTTGAGGTCAGGTCCACCACCGGTCGTCTTTGAGCGAATAATCATTACCTTGTCGCCATACCCTGGATCATACTTGTCAACACTATCAAAGTGGTGGTCCGTAATAGACACTTGATCGGGTGTGTCAACAATAAGTTTATTGTTCGCCCAGACCTTAGTAACACCATCGACCTCAATCTCACCAGAGCCCCAGGCAACCGCTACGTCCATGCGATACGTATACTCTGTAACTTCGGCTCCGCCTGAACCACCCTTACCTCCACCTCCTCCACTACTCCCTTCAATTTCTTCTAATTTGCCTGCCCAGATTAAGTGTCCAGGTACCCGATTCTTCGGACCAAACGTTCGACGGATCGGCGACCCCTCGGTCGAAGTCTGTAGAGGAATATCACTGATCCGGGGACCTTCGATGGCATCCCGACCGAACACGGTCGGGAAGATGAACGCTTGGTCAATGTACGAGCCAATAGTTGCACCAATAATCTGACCGATTCCAGGAGCAATGGTATTACCTATAATGGCTAATGCTATTGTTGCCATGGTTCAACTCCTGGAAACTCATACACTCGAGCAATTCGACGCCACCAAACTGATCCCTCTACGAACCGATGCTCGACACACCTGCCTTTATTGCGCCACGTATGGACCAGACCGAGACTACCCCGATAGTCATTCGTGATAATACCCGCATGGCATGGGCGCGAACGATGTTCAACCCAGAACGTCAATATATTACCAGGAATTATATCACTGAGCTCTTTCTGAATGAACCACTTGTCTAACTCTCGGTGAAGCGTGATGCCGTCTGGTTGTTGCGAATATACGGCTAAGTCGTGATATGTTAGGTCGAACGCTTGAGCCGTCAAAGCAATCAGGCCAACGCAATCTATACCTGTCTCTTTGCTTCGCCCCTGGTGCACCCATGGTACATTGACGAATGAGCGAGCCTTAGTAATAATGGCGTATCTACTTATCATGGTGTCTCGAACATTTTATCATTGCCAGGTATGGCGGGGAATCCACCGAAGTTGTCAAAATTAGCAAAGGTGTCTTTACAAGGCAGTGTTGTCTTTCCACAGCCAGCGACGATATTGAAACTGTCAGTTGACAGGTCGAACGATGCAGCGTCGGCAAGATATACCTTACCATTCGTATTCGTATACCGTTGTATCGGGAAGGTGAGTCCATTATTCAAACCACTTGTAAATATAATATACCCGTACTGGAAATAATCATCAGCATAGCCAATCAGGTCAGTCTCGAATGACCATCGCTGCTCGTCGACCACCGTAATTGCCCCTGGATAAGTGAACGTTGCAAGGTTCACCGTACATTCTGCGTCACCCAACTCATAGCGACACGTGCGCCCGTATACGTCGCCAATCTCCTGTTTGAGTTGTAGAGAAATGGTTACGAGTTGTGCGTTCCACTTGTTGCCATCCCAAGTGATTGAGGCAATCCAATACTTGTCGATCGTCAATGCTCCAAACCAGGGGACGCGCCAGTCGATAGTGTACTCGATAATCTGCGCTTCACGAAATAGTCCAGCTCGGATATCATCATCATCAATCGCGCTTGAAGAGATAACGCCAATAATATCATAGTTGGATGCCTTAGTGTTAGACTTGAGCTCGCGTGCGCTCGAACTGAACCCGCCCACCGGCGTATACGTTTGACTCTCGAACTCAAGTTGGTGGTTGTGGTCAGTGAAGTAGTACATAGTTGCATCCGTACGTATTATCTTCCACAATGTTGCCATGTAGTGCGTCTTTTGAAACAGTAGAGCGTCTTGTGTTTTGGTCAGTGTCAACATGCAGCGCGCTCCTGTCTGAACATTCGATTAGCTCTCGCCTGACACCTATGAAATACAGTAGCCTTCTGCTCCTCAACAGTAGGTAGCTTGTAGTTCATGACCTGGCATACTTCATCATCGGACAACTGTCGACTTGATTGCACACAGTTACGGAATGCAGTGATACGGTCACGAGCATTCTCATAGTGCAGGTGC